GGTGTTGATATTGTTTCTCAGGTTTCAGGCAGCGTTGGTACGATTTCGCATCGAGCACGATGATTTAATGGTAGACTGGTGCAACCGGCAGGTTCCGCCACGGCGGTTAAGCGATCTGCCAACGCGCCAGTCGAAATGGTAGAGAGGACAACATGGACATCAAACAAAAAGTCGGGATCAAGGGTAGTCAAGGCAACATGGCTTCGGAGTATTCCGACATCATCGCCAGGGCGGGATCGTGGCAATATGGCCGTGACGCTCAATACCGCGACATCGGCGATGAATCCGCCGAAGAGGACAACGCCTTTGGCGGGATGAACGATTGGGATGGGCGAGGCAACGAAGAGCACGATCCCAGTGGAATCATGGGGGGCAAATGAAACCCTACATGCACATGCACGAACACGACGAATTGGTCGCGGAGAATCCGAGCGGCATGGAGTTGCTCCCAAACCCGCACAATTTTTCTTCCAACCCAGGGTTCCTTTCCACGGCTGGTATGCTCGGCGCATCCATGCCGGCGAACGGCGACGGAGTAATCCGTGGTACGTCCGCAAGGGGGTCACTTCCCCGTGCGAGGCCAGCCGCGCCGGTCAACTTCGTTAACGGGCGGTGACTCGCGTCCCGATACCGGCTCGTGGGGCGGCACGGACGAAAACCCGCAAGGACCGGCAGAATCCACAACCTGAGAAAAGCCATGCAAAATTCAAAAACAGTTGCTCTGGCCAACTCGAATAAACTAGGCTAGGCCGTATCATGGAATTCCGCGACGACGGCTTACTGGTGGACTTTTCGGGAATGGAAGGTCGCCGCACAACGGAACTTCCGCCAGCGGGAATTCGCTCCGTGATCTTAGACATGAAGCAGGAGCGCGAAACCCAATCGCTTGACCAGGAAACACGCCTTATGCGGGCCATGAATGAAATCAGGGCATACTCCCCCAAGAGCATGACTACGGTGCAGCGCGAAATGTTCGCCAGCATGTGCGAGAAGATTTTCGCCAAGCACGGCGTTACGCCAGAAAACTACAGAGCGCAATTTGGACATCTGGGTACAGCGCAAAACCTGCGGCGATGATTCCGTGCCATCAAACTAAAGCATGAAATTGAAGCAGCCAAAGATTCCGGCTGGCAATCCAATGAACAAGCCCTTCCGCGCGGCGGAAGAAAATGGTCATGGATTGAATGAAAGCTACAAGCTGCCAGTGCCCAACGCTTCAGGGGTAAACCACTCCTATATGCGTCCGGCGATTGCTGGCGGCGGGGCCAGCACGGCAAAATTATCGGCCCGACAAAACAAGCCCGCTGGCCCCGTACAGATGGGCAAGAATCCATACTAGGAGCACAAGATCATGGCAGAACTCGTTCAAGCCGGAAACAAAACTCCCCTCGGGAACAGTCCCAGCCCGAACTCCACCAGATCGCGGGAAGATACAATCATCGACAAAACCAAGGCCCTGAGCTTTCCTGATGGACCAATCCTAAATTTGGAGAACTTCGGAACCAAGGGCGCATACAACACTGTGGCCGCGATGCAGACTGAATGCGGCAAGACTTTGCAGGAATCCTACCGCAGCCAGTTCCCAGAATCGGCGCGCTATACCGACAAGGTGGCCGACCGCTAGGCGGACAACGTGAGTGCCGAAACCGTCCTTGCAAACGCAAAAGTTGCCCAAACCATGCGAGAGTTCAAGCGCGGAACTCTCCGCAGCGGCTCCAAAAAGGGGCCGAAAGTCAAGAAGCGCAAACAAGCCATCGCCATCGCCCTTAGTCAAGCCCGACGCGCCTCCTCCTGAGCAACCTCCGTTGCTTTCCCTTCATCCGCCTTTGACTTCAGTGCAGGAGTCGGCGGCGGAGCGAGGGAGAAGAGATTTATTTTTCTTCTGTAAGGAAATTCTTCACTACGACGATATGCTCCCACGGGTGCATCAATCCGTGTGCGATCTGTATGCGCCTTACGACCCACAGAAAAGCTACCAGGATCAGGATGCAGTAAAAAATATTCTCTTGCTCGACCCGCGCGGCGAATTCAAGACTTCGATCTCCCTCGGGCGCATGTTGCAGGAATGGATCAATTGGCCAGAGATTGCCGTCTTGCGAATGTCTGGAGTAATCGAACTCGTAAAGCGCTCGATTCAGGAAGTCAAGGCGCACCTGCTCGGCAATACCACGCTGCGCGAGCTTTACCCGGACGCTGTTCCGTGGAGCGACAAAAAAGGCGAAGCCGGACTAGCGCCCACGGAATTCGGGACTGCTTTCGGCATGACGCACCCGCAGCGCAAAAACCCGCGCCGCGAGCCAACTATTACGATTTCGTCGCTCGATTCCGTCAAGGCGGGGTCGCACTTTGAAAAGCGTGTGGGCGACGACTTGGTGCATGAGAAAAATTACCAGACACGAGAACTCCTTCAGCAAACGATCATTGATTGGGAATTGTCGCGGAATCTGCTTAATCCGAACGCCTACAGTGAACTTAACGGTACACGCTACGATTGGTCGGACCTGTACGGCAAGATTATCGAAACCAATAGGGGCGCGTGGAAGATTTACGTGCGCCCGATCTGGACCGATGACTTGGAATTCGCCAAAACGCACGGCTTCTTCGTGCCGGAAACTTATCAGCCGGGAGATTTGCTGCACCTGCACCCGGAACGCTGGACGATGCGAGAACTGGCGGAGTTGCAAGATGAAAATCCATACCTGTTCAATTGCCAGCGGTTAAACAACCCCGTGCCCGCTTCTGCCGATAATTTCCCCATGACGCAACTCATCAAGCACACTGTCCCCAGAGAGCGTTATCCAGATACCGGGCTGCTGAATATGTTCATGGGATGGAAATTCGATTTCATTGACCCAGAAGCTGATCCGGCCTGCGGAGTTGTGGGTGGGTGGGATTCCAAGGGCAGGCTGTTCGTAGTTGATCTGGCGATTGGGAGATTCAAACCTTCGCAAATCATCGACACCATGGTGGAGTTCTGGCTCAAGTGGCCAATTTCGCGCATGGTACTGGCCGACAACAAACGGGAACGGATGCTTGAGGCCGGGCTGATGTCGCGGCTCCGGCAATTAAAACTGTCGTTTCCGATTGATTGGGTGAAATTCGGGGGCCAGGATCAAAGCGAAGATGCGATGATCTCACAGGTGCTCGCGCTTGAACCTCTGCTCCGGGAAAACCAATTATGGTTTCACGGCGAGTTGCCGCATCTCACGAATTTATATTTGCAATTTTCCCGCTTCCCAAAATTCAAACTCAGGGCAATTCCCTACGCTGTCTCGCGGCTGATGCACTACCGGATGCACACTCAGAACTCAGCGGCGTTTGCCGCCTATGGCGTGGAGTTGGTAAGCCCATCCTTATCGTGGAACCAGGAAGACATGGAGTTGGGGGCAGGGTTGGTGGGCTGAAAGTATGGTGTTACAGTATCGTTGGCTGCGATACATTTCTAAACAGCGGATAAGATGTTGCGCGTACAACATAAAAACCGGCCAGCCTGTTGTCCAGCAAGGTGCAGCATCCGTAAATGGATCATGGAAGTTCACTGTTCCAACCCCGTGCTTTCAAAATAATAACACATGGCCCTGATCGACTCACCAATTTCCTTCGCCCACGAGATCAAGGCAGCCGAAGTCCCGCTTCCGCCGCAGCTACCCGAGAACGATATTGTCAGAGACCTCGTTCTCAAAGACCTGCAACGCGGTGAATACTACCTTCTGGCGAAAGGTATGTCGGTGGAGTGGGATGCGGACGACAGGCTGTATCTATTCCGCGTTCCGCAAGCATTCTGGGAAGGTTCGTCCGTACCGCGAGCTTCGCTCGGCGTGCCACTCATCTATGAACACATTGAGAGCCTGATGCCGCAAGTGATGTCCGCATTGTTCGCGGATAACCCGCCATTCGAGGCAGTCTCCCGCCCAAAAACCAAGCAAAACGCGGCCCGCGCCTCCAAGGACATCATCAATTACCAGCTTGACGTGATGAAATTCCGCGAAGAATTGCGGAAGTGCATCAAGGAAATGTTCGTCTATGGCACCTGCTACATGCGCCTCGGGTGGAGGCGCTACAAGAAAACCGTTTTCAAACGAGTACGTCGCGGAACGCCAACGGTGACGATGACGAATGGCTTGCCGGTGAAGAGTTATGAGAATGGCGACGGCAAGTGGATGACAAAATCGGAGCAGGTTTGGGTCAACGAACCTTACTGCGAATCCGTCCACATCCGCTATATCATCCCCGATCCCAAATTGCGTTGTCCAGATGTACGTAAGGGCGGGTTCCTATGTCATCGAGAGTATATGGGGGTCGAAGCCTTAGAGAAAGCGTTCCGGCACATTCCCGGCAATATGCTGCCACCGACCGACTACTTGAAGTCGCTGTTTGACCAGCCGAAAGAATCGCCCGAACGCTCCATGCTGGAAGGTCGCTCGACCACTTCTGTGATGAACACCGGCATCTCATCGCTCGATCTTAACATGGAGTTCAAGGCGATGCCCCGGTATCAGGAAGCGACTTCCGATCCCAATCGACAGGAATTGGAAGTGGTAGAATACTGGACGGAGACGCAACACTATGTCCTGCTCAACCGGAAACTCGTCATCATCAACGAAAAAAACACCTTCGGAGAAATCCCGTACCGTTCGTGCTGTTTCACCGATGTGCTGGATTCTTTTTTCGGTATCGGCATTGCTCGTTTGCTTAAGGGTGAGCAGCGCCTTCAGCAAGGGGTCATTAACGGCAGACTGGACGACCTGTCTCTGCGACTTAGTGGGTGCTTCATCCGCCTTAGGGGTTCTAATACTCCTGCGCAACAACTGAGACTCCGCCCCGGCGGCATCATGGATGCCGATACACCGGATGGAATCAAAATGATCGAGTACCCGCCGGCGCTGGCGGATGCCTTCACAGAAGTGGAAGCGTCGGACTCACGCGCCCAGCGGCGGAGCGGAGCGAACGAGTTGATAACGCAGGGTGGACAGCAGGGGCCGTCATCCATCACCAGAACTGCCACCGGGATGAACGCGCTTTCTGCCGGAGTCGGAGCAAGGCTCGGCTATCTCATCGACTTCGTGTGTGACCTAATTTTTATCCCCGCGCTCGAATTCTTTCAAGAGTGCAACAGCAAGTGGCTGGACGAAGAAACAATTTCGAGCATTCTTACCGATGAATTGGAGCATGACTACGACGGCGACATGCTGGACGTGGTAAACGCGAACTTGAAATTCCACATGCTGGCGGCATCGAAAGCGAAGGCGCGGCAGGCATTGGCGCAAAACCTGATGCCGATGTTGCAGGTATTCCAGCAACAACCCGTGCTGGAGGCTATGCAAGCGCAGGGTATTGTGGTAGATTGGGTCGAAATCGCACAAGCGGTAGCCGACATCTCGGAAATCGCCGGAACCCAGAAATGGATCATCCCCATGACCGATGAGCAAAAGCAGGCATTGAGGATGAAGAACGAATTCAATCAGCAGATGGCGACAAGGGCGATTGACAATCAGCACCAGTTGCAGCAGATTCAGGCGACCGGGCAATCGCAATCAAGAACGGCAATGTTGAAAGAACTTATGAAAGGATTGGTCGAGGAGTTAAAGGAAGGTGCGGACCCACTCGACGGCACGCCGCCTGATACAGATGCAGGAGCGCAAACATGAACGAAACCGACGAACTGAAAATCGAATTGAGCGAGAGCGACCGCGAAACCTTGCAGAAGATCATGGTCGCAACCGCCATCCGGCAAACCATCCAAACCGACGGCTGGACTTATATTAGCGACATTGTGACCAACATGCTCGCGCGCATCGAAAACCAGCACCTAAAATTCGCGGCGAATGCCTCACGCGATGCGTATTGGGCTTCTGGGCTGAAGTTGTCGGGAGCGCGCGAATTTGCAACAATCCTGCAAGACCAGATCAAAAAGGAAACCAATTTGGATTTAGTGCCGCCAACCCGGACGCGGGCCAGCGAGGATTAACAACATGGAAATCAACAAAGGAATCGAGCCGTTCGATGATGTAACCGACCTCACCCGCAACAACCCAGACCGCAAGCCATTTGGCCGCAGCGGCAACGACAACCTTAGTCTCTCGGATGAATACGCGACCCCGAAGTCCGCGCCAGTAGAAGCTCCTCCTCCGGCGGCGAAAAAAGTCAAACACAAACTGTCAACCGGGATAGAGCTAGAGGCGGACACCATCGAAGAGATGGCAACTCTGATCGAAAAAGAGGTGGCGAAACAACAAACCTCTCCCGCTCCCCTGGAATTTGAGGACAAACCCGCTTACCAACCCCTGAAGTTAGAACGCAAGGAGATGACGCCGCAACAAAAGGCCGAAATCCTGAACTTATGGACCGGAACCGCAACCACACCAGCG